GGCATATCAATCACAATGCCGTTATTACGATTGATGAATTTCATCACGCAGTAGTCGCGATGCGAGCGAACGCCTTCGGATCCAGGATGCCCCATCCGACATACGCCTCAGTCCGCAGCAGAACCTGATTGGCCTGCTTGAGGTCGTAGGTGCCGCCGTCGGGGTTACCGTATTCGATAACCTCGAGGGGGATACTCGTGGCATAGCCCCAGCGGAAAGCATCCCAGTCACCCAGATAGGCGTAAGGCAGCAGCGTGGCGGTGGAAGCACTGACAGCGACGGTAGGATTCACATCAGCATTGATGCCACGGATCGCGCCGGGATTTCCGCCCCACATGAACTCTTCATAGGGCCTCTGGCCGCCGGCTAACGTCACCTGAGACAGAGCGGTCGCGAAAGCGGGAGACATCGCGATGCCGTTGCAGACATAGCCATCACCCAGGGCGCCGATCGCAGCAGTGATGTCGCCTTCAACAGCTGCACTGGAATAAGCTTCCAGAGCAACGGAAGCCGCACGATCGAGGCAGTTCGCGCCGATAATGGAAGAGCTCGTAGCGGTCTTGGGATCCAGGCCATGGAAGACCATAATGTCAAGACCGCGGGCGATCTTTTTGGCATAACCATCGGTGAACGCCTGCAGATACTGCAGCTGCTTTTCTTCAGCGCAGTGCATGAATTCGTCATTCACGCGGCTCTGGTAGACAACCTTGATGGGCCGGATGGTCACGGTGCCAACAGTCGCATCACCAGCGGGCTTGGCGGTACCTTCGCCAACGATAGCCACATCACTGTCCAGGGAGAAGGTCATCACATCAATGCCGGAAAAGGGCAGGGGAGTCTGACCGGCCAACTTGGCCACAGAGCTTTTGCCGTTGACCTTGGAAAAAAGTTCGGTTACCAATTCACGAGGAAACAGGGTACCAGTAGAGAGAGCAGCCATATTATTTACCTCCGTTATTCATTAATCCTGACAGCATACCCTTGAGGGCCGTTGTCTTTGCATCCGCCGGCGCTTGTTCTGTGGATCTCGGTGGCAGCGGCGCCGGCATTGACTGACTGCCAACAAGATTTTTAAGTGATTCAGCGTCAGCCCGAATAGACTTTTCGTCTGTCCCGCTAATCCTACCAATCCACTCATACGACAGGCCGACCTCATGGGCAATCCGGCTCTTTAACGAGGCCGTTTCGTATTCCTGGTTTTTTGCCTTGAGATCTGCAATCAGTTGTTCATCACCCGCATGCGCAGCCTTGTAATCATCGAAAGCCTTGTTCGCTTCAGTGATCGCCTTCTGGTGATCTTCCGGAGAGATCCAGCCTTCAAACTTCTTGGTCTGCGATTCGCGGTCACGTTTGAGCCGGTCCTTTATGATAGCGTCCAGCTCTTCCTGAGTCGTAATTGCCTGAAAGTCTGCCATTGTAATTCCTCCCCATTTTTCCGCATGGTTGCGTATTTATTGGTTCAATAAAAAACGCGCTGCTGTTTCGGCTCTTTTGCCGACGCACACGCGTGAACCGCTAATGTTAAAGACTCCATCAGTGATACGTCAATATCATCGTCAAGAGTCTTATAGCCGTATCCGCCACTGGATCCGATAGCACGGTGTTGACAGTTGCAAACGGACTGCCGCAGAGAAGGCTGACCCATGTGAACCAGCTCACCAGCCACAATGATCCGCTCAAACTCGGATGACGCCGCAATGATGTCTTTCGTAGTAGCTGTCTTCAGGCCTTTCAGCTTTTGGTCTTTGGCTTGTTTCGTAAAACCTTCGACCCCGGAAGCACCGTCAATGAAAACGCCTTGAAGATCGCACTTTAACAGGAAATTGATCATCCAGTCATTGCCTTCACGCTGATCTCTGCAATCTATAGCCTCCGCAAAGATTCGATCATCATCCGTCTTAATTGCTACACTCAGCGATACATTCTGCCCGTTTTTCCCAAACTTCACGCCGGCAAAGACTCGCCCGGTAAGATTTGGCAGCGTTTCTGCTTTCAGCGCGTCCCATTGCGGCTCGCTGATTGCTGACTGCTGGTTATACCGAATCCAAAGCCCGAGGCGCTGGATATTAAAGTCTATATCGTCTCCATTGATCTCATCCTGGACGATTCGCTCAGTAATAATCGTGCCAAGTGATGGAGACGTCAAATACCAGGCATCCTTGTCCCGGACGTCAGTCTTATGATCAACAGACCATTCAGCCCAGCCGCCGTTTGGCGTATCACCGCGGAGGCAGGCGTCCCGGTATTCCCGGAAGACGTCGCCGGATGACACCGCTGTCGGCGGCGTTCCGCACATGATCGTCTGCGGGTTCCTGGATGAGCTGACAACATAATTCAGCGCGGTCTGCTGCGCATGGGTGTATTCCTGCGCCTCATCGATTATCAACAGGTCATATCCGGAACCCAGAGAGCCGGAACTTGTTCTGGTCCGGAACTCCGCGATCCCTCCGCCCTTCATTTCGATTCGTTCCTTGCCGTAAGCCTTATATGTTGACTTCGGTTCGATTCCGATCTCCGTCAGACGATTGCAGAGGCGCTCCCAGGCGATGTGAGCTGTATCTGTTAAGTGCGCTGTGTGCAGGATGTGTTCGCCATTGAAAAGGCCGTGTAGCTCACGCTGTGTCAGGATCTCCGTCTTGCCGTTCCGGCGCGGGACAGAATATCCGAACTTAGTGTGAACCCACAGCCCTTCGTCGTTAACTGCCATGATGTCCGAAAGCATCAGCTCCTGCCATTCCTGGCAGCTGTTGCCGGACATGTTGTAGATCTGTACCGCTTCATCACCAAGTGACTTGGTATACGGCAGCACCATGCTCTGGGTCGGAATCTGATTTCCGATCCGGTTCATGGCGCATCACTCACCTCCGGTCCGGCTCTTACACATTTCAAAGGACATCATCTCCTTCGGTAATTGTTCACCCGCTCTCTGCGGGATTCCGCTATATACTCAATCAGACATCGACAATTATCATGTCGAGTCCATACCGGATCACCTGTGGTTTTGACGTCCACATAATCATAAGTGCCATCAAGCTTATCACAATACTCACAGCAGTGAGCTTCGGCTGTTCGAACGATCTTTGGGCGAAGGCCTGCGTTTGAATGGACGGCCGCATTATCTTTAATTGCCTGGTCAACTACATTCTGAGAAAAGTTCGTGATCTGATCGTAAAACAGCGAACTAATCTTGCCTTGCTTTTTTACAGCTTCCACAAGTCCAAAAGCGCGGTTTCCGTCAAACTTTGGCTCTTGCGGTCTAATCCCGATCTCAGCCTGGAGGTTGATGTTTTTCTGAGCCTCAATGCAGGCGACAGTAACCATGCTGTGATCCAGGCCGAGCGTTCCGGGAATTAGATCGTCTAAATCCCACTCTGACAGATCTTCAGGCTGATACCTTTGAAGCACCCGGCCAATCAGCCTGCCGACCCGCAGCGCATACGCGTGAGCTTCCTTATAGCCTCCGCCTTTTGTGCGCAAGCTTTCAAGCAGAACCACGGCACGATAATCGCTGTTTACTGCGGAAGCAATCTCAGACTTAATATCGTTAAATGTCAGCGGCATTATTTAATCCCCGTCATGCGGTGTATCCGCTTTTCGTCGATATAATCCGGGATCGCCTGATTCAGTTTGATAATACCGTCACCAATCGAGGACAGCATCGCTGCATCAGGCTCAAAAACCGGCAACCATTCCGCATTTGTCGTAAACACTTCAGACCGCTTATACGCGAATTTGTCACGAACACACGCAGCAATATATCCAGCGTTAATGAAGCTGGATCCGAAACATCGTTGTGCTTTGCTCGCCATCAGGCGGAGGGTCTCATGCGAAGCTTTAATCGCTTCTGCGGAAGACGGATTTTGTGTGTTGAATCCCAGGTCATCCATCGTCAAGCCGGTCTCTCCGGCGAACATTGAAGCAAACGCCTTCAGCTGCTCGACATGCGGCTGCATAGATTGTTGCTGGAACTGTCCGAGCGTGGGGGAGTTGCCGTCATCATCCCTGGTAAAAGACAACATAGCGCTCATGGTGGCCTTCCAAGAATCCATCATTTCAGCATCCTGGCTGAGACCGGTTGCGTATTTTTGCGGGAAACTGTAGAACTCCGCAGCAATCTCCGAACGTTTCACCGTGCGCATGGCCGACAGCGCGATGTCCATACAGGCTCTGCTGATCCTGGAGTGCCCAAACGGCCGTCTGGCGTCTGGCTTGTAGATCACTGGCACCAGAGCAGCATAATCAGCGCCGGTGCTTTCATGAGCAATCGGATCCTGTTTACCAGCCTCATACACCCACGTTTCTCCGCGCTGGAAATACGCATAGGTTTTAGGATGATTATACTCATCCCAGCTCAAGACTGCGTATCCTTCAGTCAGCAGATTTGTGAAATCATCAATAATTCCGGTTGCGCTTCCGCCGTCAATGACCTGAATCCGCGGATTTCTATCCTCACCGCGGCTGATATAGAAAAACGAGCAGCTGGTGATCAGCGCATTTAGCATAGAGCTGTCGAATATGATGTCGGGGTTGTTCAAGTTGAACATATCCTGCATCATGAAATTATCATTCTCGAAGCCATCAAATTGCAGACGATCAGCAAGACCATCAACAGCTTTAGTACACCAACCATTCACAGCCTGGAACCATTCGAGGCCCTTTGGTGTGGAGATGCCGAAATCGTCCGCCTTCTGCTTCTGCTCATAAAAGGCATACCGCAGCAATACACGCGGGCGCTTCATGTCCAGCTTGCGCTGGAGATAGGCGATGCCTTTATAATCGCTCATTTCTTCACACCTCTGATCTTATTCATGATGTCAGCCTCAGTCGGCCGGTTATCCTCCACCGGGGCGCATTCCGCCAGGATTTTCTGAATCCCCTGAATTGCCTGAATCTGAACCGCAGGCGGCGTATCTTCACCGTCCCGGATCTTGAGCAACCGTTGGATATTTTCCTCTCTGATTTTCTGATAGTCCATAAATCAAACTCCTTTTTGCCCAGGGGAAGGGGGTATTGCATCCACTTTCGTAGCA